GCACAAGAACTTATCCTCGACCTATTAAAGGAGAGAGCAGAGACTGGAAGAATCTATATTATGAATATAGATCATTGCAATAGTCATTCATCATTTAAGGATAAGGTATACATGAGTAATCTTTGTCAAGAGATTACATTACCTACACTTCCTATCAGTCATATAGATGATCATCTAGGAGAGATTGCACTTTGTATTCTTAGTGCAGTGAATGTAGGTAAGATAAGAAATGATGAGGAACTAGAAGAGTTATGTGACCTCTCAGTACGTGGATTGGAAGAACTTATAGACTATCAGAGATACCCTGTAAAGGCAGCAGAACTTGCTACAAAGGCACGTAGATCACTTGGAGTAGGATTCATTGGTCTTGCACATTACCTTGCTAAACTTGGGCATAAGTATGAGTCACAAGAAGCATGGGATGCAGTTCATGGACTTGCTGAGTCCTTCCAGTATTACCTTCTAAAGGCATCTAATCAAGTTGCTAAAGAGAAAGGTCATTGTGAAAACTTTGGACGTACTAAGTATGCTGATGGTATTCTACCAATAGATACATATAAGAAAGACGTAGACGAGATTTGTTCTCAACCTTTACAACATGACTGGGAATCTCTTAGAGCATCTATCAATGAGTACGGTTTACGGCACTCAACATTGTCGGCACAAATGCCATCGGAGAGCAGTTCCGTTGTGTGCAATGCCACAAACGGAATCGAACCTCCTAGAGACTACCTGTCCATTAAGAAATCAAAGAAAGGGCCCCTTAAGCAGATTGTTCCATCTTATGGGTCTTTAAAGAATAACTACACCTTATTGTGGGATATGCCGAACAACGAAGGTTATATAAATATTGTCTCTGTGATGCAAAAATTCTTCGACCAAGCGATCTCTGGTAACTGGTCTTATAACCCAGTTAACTTCGAGAATGCAGAAGTGCCTGTTAGTGTGATGGCACAAGACCTATTGACAACCTACAAGTATGGATGGAAGACTAGTTATTATCAGAATACTCATGATATGAAAACTGATGAGGTGGATGAACCATCATTAGACGATTTGATTAACGACCTAGAAAACGCTAACGAAGAGGAGTGTGAATCCTGTGCCATCTAAATTAAAAGGTATGACCGTCTTCAATACTGAAGAGGTTAATACTAAGAAACAACCTATGTTTTTTGGTAAACCATTGGGTGTTCAAAGATATGATAATTTTAAATATCCCCAGTTTGAGAACCTGACTAAGCAACAGTTGGGTTATTTCTGGCGACCAGAAGAAGTTTCATTACAGAAAGATCGTGGAGACTATCAAACTCTAAGACCAGAACAGACGCATATCTATACTTCTAACTTGAAGTACCAGATAATGTTAGATTCAGTTCAGGGTAGAGCACCTGGTATGGCATTTTTACCTTACTGTTCTCTACCTGAGTTAGAGGCATGTATGGAGGCTTGGTCTTTTATGGAGATGATTCATAGTAGATCATACACCTATGTAATTAAGAATGTATATTCTGATCCATCAGAGGTCTTTGATACTATTATTAAAGAACCAAAGATATTAGAACGTGCTGCTAGTGTTACTGGATCATATGATGACTTCATAAATGAAGCACAGATATGGGGACAAAGTAGTCTTTGGAAAGATTTAGATCCCTCATTAACTTCATCTCTACCTGTTCTAGAAATGAGAGAGGTAAAACGTAAACTTTATCGTGCAGTTGCTAATGTTAATATCCTTGAAGGTATTCGGTTTTATGTCTCTTTCGCTTGTAGTTTTGCTTTTGGTGAACTTAAGCTTATGGAAGGTTCAGCTAAGATCATATCTCTAATTGCAAGAGATGAGAACCAGCATTTGGCAATAACACAGAATATATTAAACAACTGGAGAAAGGGTGATGATCCTGAGATGGTTGAGATAATGAAAGAGGAAGAGGAGTGGACATATCAAATGTTTGATACTTGTGTAAATGAAGAGAAGAAGTGGGCAGAGTATTTGTTTAAAGATGGATCAATGATTGGTCTGAACGATAAACTTCTATTCCAATATGTTGAATGGGTTGCTAATCGTAGACTTAGATCTATTCATTTAAAACCACAATATGATATACCAGCAAAGAACAATCCACTTCCTTGGACAGAGCATTGGATCAGTTCTAAGGGTCTACAAGTAGCACCACAGGAGACCGAAGTTGAGTCATATATTGTTGGTGGAATCAAACAAGATGTTAAAAAGGACACATTTAGTGGATTTAAATTGTAGTTTGTAGTTAAATATAAGTATGTCAGGTTGGATCTTTTCTTATGAACATCCCATTACTTTCAAGAAAATATCCAAGTTGTTCTTGGCCTAATAACTTATACAGAACTTACATGAACGGTAGACTAAAAAAAGTAGACATGAAAGCAAGACTTAATGGTATGAAGTCTGGTCTTGCTAATGAGTCTTGGTATCCTGAATGGGATGATCGTCAAAGAGGTGCTGCCCAACGCATTCTAAATAATGCATTGGAAGTCCTTGACGAGTATGACTATTAGGTATGAGAATCCTTGGAGATATAATGAAAAAGTATTTGAATCTACTGATATTAACGAATATTACGGGTTTGTATATCGCATCATAAATAAAACTAACGGAAGAGAATACATCGGACGTAAATACTTTTGGCAGTTTAGAACCCCAAAGGGTAAGAAACGAAAAGTAAAATCTGAATCTGATTGGAAGAAGTATTATGGGTCTTGTCCAGAACTTAAAGAAGAGATTGGGAAGGTTGGCAGAGAAAATTTTAGTCGAACTATCCTATCATTACATCATACAAAAGGCAAAACAAACTTCGAGGAAACCAAACAACTCTTTGCACACGGAGTTCTTACAGAGCAACTTGACGACGGAACACCAAAGTACTATAATAGTAACATCCTCTCAAGGTACTTCAGAAAAGATTACTATGGAACAAACGACTGAAGACATCGTTGCTCATGTACGTGAGTGGTCTATGGATAAAATTGACTCAGATATTCCTATGGAAAATGCAAAAGCATTACATGAAGAATTTGAAGAGTGGATTGAAATAGATGATGCTGATGAACTAGAAATAGTTTCATTGCAACATATAGAAGAATATCTTAAAGACTAATCACTATATAATTAACTTAAAAAACAGAAATGAAAATCTTTTTAGATACTGCGGAAACTGATATTGTCCGTAAACATTATAAGACTGGTCTGATTGATGGTCTAACAACCAACCCTACTCTTATTCGTAAGAGTGGTAGAAAGCATGAAGATGTTTACCAAGAGTTTAAAGAGATTGGTGTAACTGATCTTAGTATGGAAGTTATTGGTAATGCAGAGAATATGATTTCTGAGGGCAAGAGACTTCATAAAAAGTTTGGTAAGATGGCAACCATTAAAGTTCCTTGTACTGTAGATGGTCTTGTTGCATGTAAAGAACTAGCAAGAGACAATATTAGAGTTAATGTTACTCTTATATTCTCACCATCACAAGCAATCCTTGCAGCAAAAGCAGGTGCAGCATATATCTCACCTTTTGTTGGAAGAGTAGAGGATAATTCATTTGATGGTGTTGCTCTTATCAAAGACATTGCTGCTATATACAGAAAGCAGTACATAACAAAGACTCAAGTTCTTGCTGCTTCTCTAAGAGATGTTCATAGTGTATCTAGATGTTATGCAGATGGTGCTGACATTGTTACTATGCCACCAGCAGTATTTGAGAAAATGTATAAGCACATTCTAACAGACAAAGGACTAGAGCAATTCGACAAAGATTATGAGGAAAGTATTAGGTAAAGGACAATGATTGTAGTAAGATGTAAACAGTGTAATAAAGAAGTAAAGGGCAGCACTCAAACACAAACTTGTGGTTGCCCTAATATGTTAACGGTCAGTGAGGACACATTTTCTGCTAGAGATATGTCAATGGTTGTTATGGTTAGTAATACTACTTTAAATAATAAAAAGGATGGATTAACCGACCAAGATCTTCAGTGGCAAGAACAAAGAAGAAAACGTAAAGTTCGTAGGTTGGACTTTGAAATTAGATAAATAAATATACTTAAATCAACAACTTGCCGTGTAGCTTTAGGTGGGGAGGTTTAAGAGAAGAATTTTCAAAACCAAATGACTGACAGATCTATAGAGTCTGAGTTAAAAGAAGTCCATAAAAAAATTGAAGACATTGAAAAGAAGCAAGAGATGATTAACAAAATTTATCAAATGGACAGAGATAAGAAGGCAAAGATGGGGGAACGCCCATCCACACACCTACACGAAATGACTTGACACCTATATTATAATATAGTGTATATCAATACATAATTGATGACTGAAGAAACCATCAAAAAACTCTGTTATACCAAATCAGAAATAGATGCAATGATTGCCGAAGCCGTTGAAGAGGCACGGAGAATCGATGAAGCATCTATGGCAAAGCATAATAGAGAAGCAACTATCATTAGTATGATACTTGGATTCACTGCACTTGCATTATTTGTGGATGGACTTCTTAGGATACTAGGAATCATTCCACCATTCATGCACCTTGATGTAAACATCATCGAGAGAGTTGCTGATAGAGTTGAGGTGGATGTTATGCATAAGATAAGACAAGTACCACTAGAAAGAATATTCAG